AAGCGAATTTATAACGAAGGGTATGTTGATGGGAGCAAGAAAAATGAGTAAAGCAATAGCCGTATTCAATATGCCGAAAGGATGTATGCAATGCCCTTGTATGTATGTAAGCGATTATGATGGCGAATGCCATTGTGCTATTACAAGAGAAAGCGTTGAGGAATATGGCGAGGGCAAAGTAGGAAGTAAACCTAAATGGTGTCCGTTAAAAGAAGCACCTTCTTATCAAGACACATTAACGGATTATGAATACAGCATAGAAAGTTATCGGGTCGGTTGGAATGCTTGTTTAAAGGAGATTCTAGGAGATGAAGATGAGTGAGTACGCTAAAGAATTGGGTAAAGTCCTGAAATCATTCGACCCAAAAAGAATGAGGAAATTCTTCAAAAAGCACAGGCAATTATACAATCCGATGTTCGCTAAATTCATGGATGACTATGACGATCAATGGGTGTTAGGGGTAATGGCAAAAATGGTCATGAGCCGCACCGATATGTCAGATAAGGATCGAAAAAAAGCGATGGCTATATTAGATCAGAAAGGGTGGGATTACGAAATATGAGAAAAGGTTCGTACTACTACCGTGTATATGATGTTAAGACAAACAAACTGCTGGCAGCGGGCAATGCCAAAGAGGTAGCGGTAAAAATGCACTGGGAGCTGTCATATCCGCCTAGACTGTTCTATCAAAGACAGCATCATCCTGATGCAAAGCCTAGATTTGAACGGATCGAAAGGGAATTCATAGAGCATGTATTCGATATCTTCGACTACAGTACAGGCTTTCGGTTCACAGGAAATTACGACAGCTGCATAAAGTGGATCAAGGAAACCCTAGGCCACGATCTAGCCCAAAGCACAATCGAGCGTTACATGTATAACATTTCACCCAGATTCAGGGTAAAGAGGTTAGAAAATGCGTAGACCGGGAATCATCGAAATCATTGAGCAAGACAAAGCCAATGAACCACAGAAGATAATCATTCAGGGAAGACTTGCAGGGGCAAACGAGTACATCAACGCCTGCCGCACTAACAAATTCGGTGCCGCCAAATTCAAGAATGAACAGGAAAAGTTAGTAAGGTTTGGCTTGATGGAAGCCTTCAGGGAGAAAACAAAAGTCAGATCCCTGACACCACCACTTAAATTAGTTATCCATTGGTACGAACCTAATTCAAGAAGAGATATCGACAATATCTGTTTCGGTACGAAGTTCATCCTGGATGCACTGGTTAAAAATGAATGGCTGCCTAACGATAATCAAAAGGTGATCAACCAGATCATTCACTATGTGGATATCGACAAGGATAACCCACGCATAGAAATCGAGGTGAAGCATAATGGGTAAGTCGTGGCAAAAGTGGAAGTTAAGAGTCTACCGCCAAAGAACCGGCGAGACATTGGCTGAAGGTTCATTCAAGGAATGTGCTGAAAAACTAGGAATGACGGTAGAGAATCTACGCAGAGCTGAATGGGAGCTGCGTGTCAACAAAAGAAAGAACCAAAGGGGATGGGCGTTCGAAAGGGTAAATGTCCAAAACCGATATCGTATGATCGACTGCAGCACCGGAAGAGTCATTGACGAGGGAACGGCCAAAGAGTTGTCCTTCCGTCAGGGCGTTGACTACGACTCCATAATTCAAGTGGTCATGCATAAGAAACGAGGAAGGATACCAAAGTTATATGACTACGAAAGAATCGAATGAAGCCTTATGGCTTAAAAGACTGTTAATGATTGAAGGAGAATACTATGACAAAAGAACAGAGAGCAAAGATGATGAAAGCGTTGAATCACTACATTTCAACCGACAGAATTCAAGGGGAAAGGGAAGCGGTTCTGGAACATGTTGCCAACATGACCCTGATGAACCAGGAGCTAATCAAGACCTTCCACATCTCACAGAAAGAGATTGATACAGAGGTCGAGAAGATCGTGGATGATATTCTGGAGACCTATGACGGACAGTGAGATCAAAGCATTTAAAAACGAATTAAGAAACTACCGCTTCTATCAGAAGCAAGTTGATGAGCTGAAGGGTCAGGAAGATATGATATATCATATATTGGGCGGTTATAAGTCCCCTGACCCCAGCAAGGTACCGGGTGGGTATAATCCAAATATGGCAATGCAAAAGGCTGATCTGTCTGATAAATTGGTGGTTATCTCTAGAAGAAGGGAAAGATTTCAGGAGAGAATCGACCAATTAAACGAGGTATTAGATCAGCTAAATCCAGAAGTCAGGCAGCATATGACCGACATCTATATCGGTGGAAAACCCTACATTCAAGTAGCTGATTCCATACCGATTGCGGTGTCGGGATTGTACAAACGGATCAATGTTGCATTAAGAAAGGTGCCATATGTGATGCCAAAATGATGCCAAAATGCGAGTATAAAGGCTAAATAGCCTAACTTAAAGTCCCGCCAGAAGCACCACTTATATCAAGTCCATCGTCTCCCATCGATGTCCAACGAGGCTATATAGCCTCTTTTCTTTTATCCCATCATTTCCCATCAAATCCAAAAACTGATGCCAATTTGATGCCAAAATGGGTTTTTTAGAAAAAGCTGATGCCAAAATGATGCCAAAATCGGATAAAAAAACAGCACACTTTTTATCGGTGTGCCAAAAAGAAAAAACCCGGAAAGGAGGTTTCGGGTTTTTCCATTAGGAGATTTTTACAAACTGAAAGGAATTTCGATTATGTCTGCACCCACTCTGCCAGGTGGTTCACTTATATGATAAGGGATACAATTGGAAGATTTAACGATAACGGAAAGAAAAAGAAAAGGGCGGTTTCTCGCCGCCCTGTCCTGCTATTTAGAAATAGAGGAATATGAACCCGACACTATTATTATATCGGTCGGAATTGGAATATTTAGTGATTACAGACCAAATTGTTTAGGATCTGCTTCCGGATGGTTCTTAAGATATCTCTGGATCAGGTTATAAAGTCCATTCTTCATGTACTTCTGTCTGATCTTTTGGATATTAGCCTGGATCTGTTTTTCAGTTTTGTTCCATACTTCTTCCGAAAGGATGTTGTTCAAACTATCAGCCTGATCTTTGAGCAGACTAGCCCTGAATTCATCTACAGGGTTTTTCACGGTCTTTTTACTACTCTTGCGTGTAGTTCTCCGTTTTTTATTTTTGTTGCTCTGTGAGTCTGATTTTGAACCATTCATCACTTGTTCATAGGAATCAAGATAGTCCTTGACTACTGTCTTATTGAGACCGACATCACCATAATTGAGGTCGTTTTCCTCAACATACTTGATCAGCTCATCCATGATGCCTTGTTCCTCATAGACTTCAAGCCTCTTTTCAGCAGCACTTTGATTTGCATCCTTTTCAATGGATTGGGCTGTCTTGATGGTGTACTCCTGTTCAAAAGTTAAGCCATATGCTTCAGCAAAGTCGTTTAGACGGTCGTTTGTCTTGGTGTCGGTGTACATATCATAGATTTCGTTTCGTTGCTCATCGGTCAGATAATCAGCGTTATTCAAGGTATCTATGATGTCTGTTCTCTTATCCGAAGAGGTTATCTCATCAGCGATCTTGTAAGCATCCTGACCTTTGACATCGCTACTAGCGAGATAATCAAATACATTGGTCTGCTTATCGCTTAAGACATTGCCACCATCAAGGTATTGCTGACCAGCATCCGTAGACCAGATACCAAATAACATTGCCTTCAGGGTATTGATCGGGTCTTCGTCAACGGCAAATCCGATCTTACCTTTTTTGGTGGTGTATACACCCTTGCTGTAGTAGTAGGCTGACTTACCGGTCTTCATTAACTGATTACCGCCTGGTATGTAGTCTGCCACAAGTTCGAGAGCTCCCATAGCGGTTTTATCCTGAAGGAAATCCACGATTCCGGAAACGCCCAGGGTTCCGATACCGTATCTGTTAGGTGAATTATCTCCGAAGATCTTTTCCCATTTACCATACGGATCGTCTCCGATGCCTGCGAATGCAGTTATGATCGAAGAATAAGGTATGTTGGAGATTAGATCGCCCACCGTATAACCTACGGCTTTGGTGATTTTTTCATTGACATCTTTACCATCCTGGATTCCTTCGATGATATCGTCGATCGGGTCTAAGACAACCTTGTCGCCGAATAATTCTTTAAAGATTGCACCCATGGCAGCGTTGGTAAGCATCATATACAGAACAGCCTGCCAATTGCCGTCACCAACAGCCTGTTTAAGAGTCTGCCAGGCATTGTTCGTTTCAAGCTGGAACGGTGCCAGGGCATTGATAAACTGATTGGTCATTATTGGTGCATACTCACCTTTATACCTTCCGCCGATAGATCTTCTGACGATGTCGTCCGCAAACAGCATCGGGTCGTCTACACCCTGTCTGGTGCCCATTTCATAGCCGATGTACCATAACTGTCTCGCTACGATCTCATCGCCAAATTCCATGATCCTGTTGGCGACATTGTTTAAGGTGAATTCGGACTCGCCAATATCGATATCTCCATAACGGTTACGCATGAAGGCTGACTGATTGTGAAGTGCACCTTCGTTGTAGGATTGCATCCAGGCGTGAATACCGTTCGCAATATCTGTGTTGGTACCGCCATTCATCTTTACAACGCCCATGCCGTTTCCAATGTTGGCAAACTGAACCACAGCACTTCTAATATTACCTACAACAGCGGCAGTCTTTGCCTGGGCATTCATTACTCTGAATACATTCCAAGCTCTTTGTGCTGCGTTGCCAGCAGCAGTGTCTCTGAATACTCTGTCCAGTTCGTTCGATTTACCTGCTAATTGGTTGGTATATTCAACCATGTAGTTCTGGAAGGCACCGAATTGGTTGTTAGTATCCAAAGCCTTTAAATTGTTGGTGAAGTTTCTGTAAGAGGCTATGACCGGATCGAAGGCGATCTTATAGGAAGCCTTCTCGATGTAGTCCTTCAGGTTCATCATAATGTCATCGTTGTAGTTTCCACCAGGCTGAACGCTCTGTTCCAACAAGATAGTATCGAATGTCGATTTAGGCTGAACATATTGTGAGATACCTGCCAAAGCGGTAGGGACATTATATCCGTTGTCGGTTATTGCATGCCACAATCTTTGGCCGAAATTGGTCTTCATTGCTGAATGGTGGACATAATTATTGCGGATTAGGAGCTTTCTTCTTCTGACATCGTCTCCCTTCTCTTCCATATCGATCTTGGCGTTTAACCTTGCCTGCCATGTTTTAAGCTCAGTCTGTGCTCTGTTATAAGCTGCCTGAAGCTCGGCGGTAGGGTTTACTCTAAGTTCGTTTTCAAGCCTTGATACGAGTTCCTTTTGCACCTTGATTTGAGCCGCTATCTTTTCTTTCTCGTAGAGACGGGTAATATCATCCTCAAGGTAGATTTGTGACAGACCGTCGTTGATCTGATTGCCTAGTTCGGCGAAGGTATTCCTGGCAATGTCTGCTGCTTTCTGAATGTTCTCCCAGGCCATTCTGCCGTTCTTCATCTTGTAGTTGAATTGCTCTTTCAGATCGGCTTCGGTGAATGGCTTCCATTCAAGTTTGCCGTCAGCTCTCTCGATAGCCTCTTTGGTGTGGCCTTCGATCAGCCAGGTAACAGCTCTTGCTTCATTGGTGTTGGTCTTAATGCCCAGATCGAGGATCTTTTTTAATTCCTTGGCATACTGATCACGAATATCGGCGTTTCTTGTATAAGCAAGATCTCGCTTTAACTGAAGGCCGTTTTTAAGCATCTCACGAAGCTGGCGGTTCTTGTTGGCTACAACATCCAATACCTGTTCAAGAGTCTTAAACCTTGTCTGATAGTTCCTTCCGCCTTCCATCATGTTGGTGATGGCTTCGGTGTTTTCCAGAATCTCATCAGCCTTCTGCTCGGCAATTCTTTTTTCAGACTCAGTGAGCTTCTCCAGCCCTTCTCTTGCCACATCGGCATAGACTTCGTAAGGAGCTGTAGTTCTGACACCTTCCGCCTTTGCGAACATGTTGGCTTTGTTGGCAATCTTGTTATATTCGTTTTTATTAGCTTTGTAAGCCTCGTCGGCGGCAAAGAATTCGACAGCATCATTTACAAAACCATCAACGACATCTGCGATGTGTTCTGCCTGTTCTAACGAAGTGCCGGTAATATCCTGTAACGCGTCATCAATTAGAAAGTCTTTCAGATCCTGATCGACGCCTTCGTATTCCGAACCGAAGACAAAGTCTCTTTTAAGTGATTCCCTGGAATCGTCTGAGAGTTCCCCATATGCAAGGACATCGAACAGGGCATTGGATAAACTGCTCTCTCTTACCTGCGGATAGTTCTTGTGGATCTGCTCATAGTTAGGTATCCATTTTGGTGCCGTATCGATTAGGTATTGTTTTTGTCTGTCGATGGCAGCCATGTCTTTGTTATTACCGGTAAGAAGGGAGTTGATTACTTCGTCTTCTACGGTGAGAGGTTCCTCGATTTCGGTTTCGGTGTTAGTGGTAGGGTTGATCGAGCCGTCGGTTTCTTCCTGAGCTGTTACGCTAGGATTGCGGGAGTAACGGATATCATCGTTTCTTTCGTTGAATCTCTGGCTTAACGGGATGACATTACCGTTGTCATCGTAAGTAATTGGATCGGCAGATTTGATCTGCGAGCTTCTAAATGCAAGAGCAATTTTTGGATTATTCGAATGACTCCATTCAGTCACAAATCCATCTATTCCGGTTGTTTCGGTAAGAAGGTCGTAAAACTTGATTGCATCGTCATAATCATAAATACCCATACCTGTCATGATTTCCTGAATAGCATTCATATCGCTACTATTCATGCTACGAATTGTTTCGGCAACATCGTTTATTGCTTCGTCGATAGAATTAGCTAGATAGGTATTGGTATAGTTAGAAATCCAAGAATTGAGTTTTGCTTCTTCCAGATCTTCATACTCATCCAATGTTTCTTCTGCCTCATAGTCAACCGTAGCCTTGATCAGATTGAACAGTTCTTCATTGGTAAGAGTTAGCCTATCTGAAGTTGCAGGTCTTTCCATATTAACGAAGCTCTTTATCTGCCTGTCACCATACGATTGAGAAACATTCGGATTATCGGTTAGATAGATTCCAAATCCTTCTCCTGTTCCGTTCTTTCCGCCTTGTGAGAAGTTGAAAACAGTAAATTCGTTCTCTGTTCCGTGATACCAATAACCATGCAGTTTAGTATTTGGCATTGATCTGCTGGCAGCCTCATCTACAAGTTTCTGTGCAGTTTCCATATCACCTGACTCCACAGCCTTGATATAGTCTGCATTAGGGTTGATTGAACCACGAGAATCTGTTACACTTCTACTAGAAGCAGGAGGTGTGGTCACTATTTGGCCGCTGCCTGCTTTTTTATGTAGATCCTTTGTCGCAATGTTATATATGATATTTCTGCCGTCTTTGGTTTTAGCGATATTCAGAATAGCTTCGTAAAGATTTCCTTTGCTATCTGCAATCGTAGCATTGCCGCTATCCCAACCGTTTGCGTCGAAATTTCCGTGTGTACTTTTGCTACTCCAATTTTTCACATCTGCAACAGATGCTATCTCGTCGATATGAATAATAGAAATTCCTCTTAAAATATCTTTGTTGTAATAATTCGAGAGTTTACGAATAACGGGAGTTTTTTTCCCCGACCCTTTTCTTGCTCTTAGTTTTTTATCTGCTATTTCAAGTATTTTTATATTACCATTGCTATCGGTGACTATGAATTGAGATCCGGCTAGCTCATCCATTACAAATGCTTTTATAAACTCTCCTCTTTCTTTGAAACTTAAAGTAGAAAGATCGGTTCGGTCTAATAAAATAACATTTTTGTATTCGTTACCACTAGTATCCTTTACGGAAGGCAGGATGCTTGCTCTTGCGTCTTCGTATTGAGGATCTGCTATATGCCCGCTGTCCCTGTTCTGGAATGCTTCAATAAATCTGTTTTCGACCTGTTCAGCAATAGTTCCTGACAGTCTTCCGGACATCGTTGTCTCAATGCTGTTCCAGAGCTTTCTGAACAGACCTGATTTATTGGTAGCTATTTTATCAAGAAGATTGCTGTCACTGCCAAATAAGGTCTGGCAGATATATGCTAACGCTTCATCGTTTGCTTCAAAGTCAGAAAGAATTGTGCCTTCCATTATTATATTGTCTTCTTCATCTTTTACAGGTTTGGCATATTCTTCTTTAATATTGTCTGTCAGTTCCTTCCAGGTATAGCCACGGTAGTCGCCAAAGCTACCATCGTTTTCCTGAGCGATCTGACTGAAGTTGTTATATACCAGTTTGAACAGTGATTCGTATTCTTTGGTGACAACAAAATCGCCATTGGCATTCTTTCTCAATAAGGAATGAACCAATTCATGAGCTGCGATGATGTTATAGCTTTGCTTGGAATTAGGATTGATTACCATCGTGTTACTATTAAGCATCCTGCCATTGACTTTTTCAGTCAGAGTCGGATCTATCTTGAGTTTGATACCTGCGTTTCCTGCCTGCTCAGCTAATGCCTTGGCATTGGTCCTTTGCTCGGCAGACATCTTCATCCACTGATCAGCTGAAGTATCAACGATGTTGTTCATCTCTAATGCTCTTGTGATGTTGTCATTTAATGACTTAACAGCATCCATAGTCTGCTCACTTGTCTGCATCATCTTTTCCGCTGTCGGGATCATGGAATCATGAGCTTCTTTTACCGCTTCACTAGGAGATAATGCTTCAGCTTCCGGTTCTACTTTGTTAATGGCTTCGGAAAGGATGGATTGCTCATTGAAGTTAGCAAGGGCATCGTTACCCATTTTAATGGTGTTTTCTGCTCTGACATATTCTTCAGATCCAGGCTGTCCATAGGTACCGTTTTTAAGTCCGTTTTCGATCGTCTCGATCTCAGATCTCATGGCTTTGGCTTGCTCGGATGTGCTGATCGTATACCTTACGGCTGCATAGGTACCCAAGGCCAGACCGCTTACTCCGCCTAAAAGGAAGGACACGAAAAGCTGTCCCGGTTGATACTCTATCGGTGTGCCTAGTGTTGCGTTGTCCACCACACCATCGATCAGGGCTTCCACTACTTCTTCCAAACCTTCAGAAACACCTGCCCTTGTGGCATTAGTCTTTAAGTTATGGATCAGGTTGCCCATTATGTAGTCTCCACCTTTACCTGCCATCATTTCAACGAATCGATCCATACCGATCTTTTCAACGATGTAGGATACCATACCCGTAGCAATGGCATTACCTAAGGCTGTATCTTCATCGTAACCGGCAGCAAGATTATCATAGTATTTGTCAGCAGCTGATTGTCCAGACATGAAATACAGTGCTGCAGTTGGACCGAAGGCTGCTGTCTCCATCAAAAACTGAGCCGTTGATCCGGTGGCATCAAGGGCAAACTTCTGGATCGCATTAAGATTATTTTGAGTAAGAGCTGTCGCATATTCGATCTCTTTTTGCATCTGTACGGCCAATCTATCATCCGACATAATGTCATAATCCGGGATCTGTATGGCATTGTAGCTTCCTTCCGAGATAACGCCCATATCGTATAACATATCGGCGAATCCACGGTAAGTAGTGTTCAATCTGTCGATCAATGAGCTACCCATCTTTACAGCACCGGCAGCGATATTATGACCTGTTGTTCCTAATGTGGCATTAATCCTTCTTAATCCGCCCGCTAAATCATCATCGCCTTCCCCGCCATAGTTATAGGACGCCGCCCAATCTACAACTTTCTTGAAAGTATCAGCATCATCGGCCTTGATGGCATAATCAAGGATATTGTTAAAGGAGTTTCTAGTCTCTTCATCCATGTTTTGGATATTTCTTTGGGCCAACTCATAATCGTTTGCGAGATCGTAATGAACAATAGCCCTCTGGACATTGTTGCTCCCCTCTAATTCCTTAAGGGTATCCGATGTTTTATTTGTTCCAAAAAGACCTTTCCAGTCGCTATCAAGGTAGGACTGCACCTCGGTATCATCTAGTTGTTTTTGCCCTTCAGCTATCCAGTCTTTGATCTGTTCGTGCTTTTCGTTAGCTGTCTGCCCGTTATGCTGCCTGCGATACATCTCGTCGTAGTTCTCTTTGGCACGAACAAAAAAACCATCTTGGGAATGATTATGAATATCCTCTCCCCAAGTATTGACCTTAATGTCTTTAGCCCGATCCACTACCTTCTGATCGGTCTTCTTGTCAGAGACTGTTGCTTTAGTGCTGCCTAAAGAGTCTTCATAAGCCTTCGCATAGGAATCTACCGGTTTGCTTCTTTCTTCCTGCACTTTGGCGTAGGTATCGTTGAATTTGTTGAACAGATCCTGCGTCTTTTTGATGTCATAAGCCGGTTGGGTAGTTTTAGGCTGTGTGTTCTTTGGCTGGGTATCTTGTTTTGAAGTTTTCTTTACTTCATCATCTATAGTTAATGTCTTTTTAGCCATAGTATTCTCCTACTTAAAAAGGGAGATATTACTCCCTTTATTGTCTTAAGGCTTCTGCGTATCTAGCCCTGATATTTGCCTTGTTGGCAAGGTTATCTGCTTTAAGCTGATTGATTTGATTCTGTACTTCCTGATTAGCCTGAGCTTCCTGCAGATTGATGGCATTTAACTGATTGGAATAGTTAAGATCAGCGTTAAGGGCTTCCTGTCTGCCATAACCGGAATCTAACTGTCCTCTATTGGCTAAAGCCTCTCTTAATGCCCTTCTTGATTTATAGCGGTCTACTTCGCTTTGGTCTCTTAAGCCTTCATAGTTGGCTTTGATCTGATTTAACTGCTGATTGTAAAGGTCAATGGATGACTGAAGTCTAGCCTCTAACGCAGCGAGTTCTGCATCCCTAGCCTTGATCAGTTCATCGTTGTAAGCATTCTGGATGTCGGAAGAAGAAGTGCTTCCGCTACGGCCGCTACCACCACCATAATGGGTAGTCGGTTGATTGTTCTTGTTTTGCTGACCAGCTACGATGTCCATAGGATTACGCAAGAATCCCGTTCCACCCAACATCGGCCCTTTGCCTCTTGGGTTTCTGGCTACCAATCTGTTCTGATTGTCACCGAATAAAATACTTGGCATTAGTTTACCCCCTTACTATTTCTTACTTTGTTCTTTGCTCGTTTGAGTCTCTCTGATGTAGCACCATCTTCCAAATATTCCCTGATTACTTTGCTAAATTTCGGCTTTGGCTCTTGTGTTCTTTCTGCGAATTTTTCTGTTCGGCTTACCAAATGGTTGTCATCGTTAATTTGATATTGTTTATGACCTGCTCTGTTTTGCTTGAACCAATCTTTTTCGTCTGGGAATTCCACCCTTGATGTGTATTTTTGATTATATCTTCTTGGGTTTAATGGTTCATTTGAATCTCTTGTGTTGAAGTCATCGAGATCGCCGTAATATTCATCCCCAGGTCTCCAACCAGGTCTGATTTGAGAAATAACTGTTCCCTCATAACCACCTGGATATCTCTTGTAGGGATTTTTCTTCATTCCACCATCGCCGTTTGGTTGTTTTCTTTTTGCCATTTAATCACCTACTTTATTATCAAAGGCAGAGACTTCGTCTTCTCCACCAGATTGGTGACATATCCGTCACCACCTAGATTCTTGTATGATTCGTAGGCATCCAATATCATCTGCAATTGATCGTTGCTTATTTGGTTTTTAGCGATGCAGTGTTCACAATCCCTGACCAATGATTGCCTTAAACTATTCATAGTTCCGTCCTTGACTTGATCAAGGTCATTGCCCATCTTGGTCACTTTGTTGTCTACTTTCTCGATCTGACCGCTTACTTTATCCATCGGCTTTTTTAGAATATTGGCTAAAGCCGTAAAACCACCGATCAACGCCACAATGAATGCTACCCCCTCATAGATTTGTTTTAATGTTAGTTCGCTCATATGATCACCCTTATTTTTTTATTGCTGTGAGCCTTGAGGTGAATTTCAGGGATGGCGATCGCTGTCGGTCTGAACCCTTTCTGTTCACCATAGCCGCCATAGTGTAGGAAGGCGGTCGTATTTACCAGGTATTTGGTCACCTGTGTTACCTTGTGGTTTGAGTAATTCGCCCTGAAGTAACCAATCGGGAAAGCCATCGGTTTGTGGGAATGACCACGGATTATGACATCAGCATCCACGATGCCTGTTAAATCCTCAAGGGCGTTACTCGTAGAACCTGCCCTTTTGCCACCGCCTGATCCGTGCGTATGGTAGATGCCATAGACCTGATTGTGCGGCTTTTGGGAATTCTTGCCACCCGCTTTACCTGTAGTAAGGAAGATAAACACACCATCAGGACTGTATCGGTTTTGGATGCCCAAACTAGCACACATAAATTGGACGATATCCAAACCGTCATCCTTATTGGAACGAAGCTCGTGATTGCCTGTGGTAGCCGAAATTATCTTGTCCTTGATAGGTTCAAGGTATTCCAATGCCAAGGATATCTGGAGCATCGGACTCATCTGCTCACCATAGATGTCTGATATGCCCGATCGGGTGGCATTGTTTATTAAGTCACCGTTTAGGATGGCGTAGGCATTGGGCGTGTTTTTGATGGTGTTTATCACCTTGACAAATTCGGTCTGGGAGAAACCTGCCTCACCGATATGGACATCTCCTATGGGGTAGATGATTATTTCATCCTGGTCGGTACAGGCATCAAAATCTACTACCTTCATAACACATCCTTAATCGATTTCAGCTTGTCCTCAAAGGTTGTACGGACAGCCGTGACTTGTTCATTGGTCTGCTGTAAAACAGCCGTCAGATTGTTTAATTTCGTGTTTAACGCTTCAATCTGCTTATTGACTTTGTCCCAATCGGTGTCTTTCTTTGGCAGATACTCTTCCCAATCCTGGGAGAAAGCGATCCACTTGCCTGCCTCAATTTCAAGCCAGGTGTAACCGTCAGCATCCTTTGTGGAAAGCACATTGTAATAGCCTTTGGTTGCAAAGCAATAGAATTCACCGTTAAGGCTAGGAGATAAACGCACTCTTAAGCCATCCACTTTAACTTCGGCCTGATCGGCTTTGGTGTTGCGTTCGACATTTGGAATTACCACTTCAACCACCTCCTGACTTGGATAAATAAAGCCGACAAACTGAAGCTTTGCCGACCAATTGTAACTGTTGGATTTTAAGACCTTCCTTGTATAGAATTTAGATCCTGAAGCATCAGAACATACGCATTCGATATCGCCATTAGGGTATATCTTCTGGACACCACCTACATGGCCGTATCCTGCATATGCACCGCTTCCGCCCTTCCATACCGCTACGGCACCTAGTTTGGGTGTTTTGCCCTTTGAACCGGTCCATGCACCATAGTAGGTGTTGGCGTTTCCTCTAGGCATATTAAACTCATCGGTACCCAAATCTAGATAATTCCAGAAGTAGTGAACCATTCCGCAACAATTCGGCAACACATAACCTGTGTGCTTATTGATTGCGATGGCGTGGTTCTTACCGCTGTACTTGTAATTAATAGCCTTAATGTCCTGCGTACTCGGTGCCTGGGTAATGAGTTTCAGCTTAACCATAGTATTCTGTCTGGTATTCAGGAAGGTCTTCTTTTTGTACGCCATAGATGGCGAGATACTTATCGTAGATATCCGTTACATAGTTCTTGATGGCTACAAAGATTACGCCCATCGCTTCCAGGAAGGATACGATACCCTGTAAGCCTGTGATACCGATTCTCTCTAACCAAATAGGAATGAAATCCAATACCACATAGAACATAAACAACGGTACTAACAGACAGAAGATGTTCTTAAGGATGCCTTCGATCAGTTTCTTGATTTTAAAGCCTTCAAGTTTTGTACCCTTATAGACTCCTAGAAGGGTGTTGATGATAAACAGTACAAACAGGATGGCTGTTCCCATCGTTGCGGTGATAAGGTCATCCTTGATCAGATTGTAGAAATTTAAGATAAGTTCCATACTACCCCCTTACGATAAAACAAGTTCAATGAAGGCACCGTTCTGGTTGCCACTTGTTGAGCTTCTAGTATTTGTTCCATAGATGGTAATAACTGCATTGGCATCGCATTTTAATCGGTAGATACTTGCACCACCTTTGGCAGCAGAGCCATAAGGCTGGGTGTAGTCGCCTAATAGTTCCAAAGTAGTTACACCTGAAACGCTTTTGGCGTAGGTATAGAAGTTTCCGCTTCCGTCTCTCCACCCTAAAACGACTAAATAGCCGTCTGTGGCGTTGGTAATGGTGCGGTCTGATGTTGCTACATTCTGCCATTGCTCGCTTTGGGAAAGGCTTAAATTTCCCCCACCGATTAAAAACGGGTTAATGATCGCACTCATCCTATGATCACCACCTTAACTGTGATAGCCTCGCTAGGCACTGATCCATAGCAACGGAAGACAAAGTCCGTTCTGGTTGTGTCTGTATTGGCTGATGCTGAATAAAGTTCAATGCCTGCTGAAATGAAATTGCTTCTTCCTGTTGCGGTAGTATACGCACCTTGTAGGATGCACACCTGGTTGGCGTTGTAATACACGCCGCTTTGGGTGAATGTCTGATACGAGAAACCGGTATCAGCCGTCCACGAGGCAGGAAGCTCAATGGATATTTCAGCGACATTTGGTGCGACAGCTTCCTTGATCAAGGAAAGGGTCGCTTTTTTGGTTGTGCTTGACTGAACAAGCGGAAAGACATCTGAAGCCGTAAGGCTTGTTGCAGATGCCAGATCAGAGATTTTCTTATTTGCCATACTATCTCCTTTTATTTCGTTTTAATTTGGTCGATGTATAAATTCACATTCAACGAACCTGTATCACTTCTCTGGTCACTGAACCAGAGATTTGTCGGTGCACTTGTTACAGTTTTATGTGCGATTACGTTGTAATCATCATCTAAAAAATAACAATCCGTGCCATCAGCTACCATCCATCCGCCATTGGCAAAAAACATCGCTAATGTTGACCAGGATCTATTTGATGACCATCCGAAGTCAAAAGGGTTTACCGTTGTGATGTAAGTGGTATAACTTGCATCATCAAAGCCCAATGCGAACCAGTTGTTATGATTGCTTGTGTTTGCCCAGATATCTGATGCGGATGAGAAATGAACCGCAAGACCATCATTTACAGGCATCCTGATCAGAAAGCCAGATGTACTACCGTTATTGGAATATCGTATCCAAATGCGGCTGTTTGCCGTTTCCTGTGTAAATCTGGCGTTACCTGCTGCAGCCACGATGGCTGTCCATAGTCCTGATTGTGTCGTGCTTAGATCGACCGAAGTCCAATCGCTTAAATCCTTGACAAACGGGTTCATTGCACCCGTTATCTTTTCGCCGCCTACATACGCTGTTTTGCCCGAAGCGATATCACTAGCACTTGCATCGGCATCATCGGTAAACACGGCATAATTTTCGTTGGTGCCATCGCTTACCTTGATGCCTGGAACATCGCTATAGGTCGCCCCGGCAATCACTACGGTTTTGGTTGCCATTATGAGATGCTCAATACCTTTGTGGTGCCATCCTGCGAAATGATTGCCGATGTAAGCGTACCGGTAACACCGAAGATGGTTACACCGTTGGCAATGTTGGATGCTGTCAGATTGGCATCGCCCTTGATGGTCTGGGTGCCGCTTAAATACTGACCGCTTGTGATGGTCTGATCGCTTGTGGTAGGCGTGTAGGTCGCTGCTGATTTGGATGTGATGGAGCCTGTATATTTCGTACCATTGGCGTAGGCGGTAACCCCTGAAAGAATCTTGTTTCCGCTATCCAGGGTAGCATCGCTTGTATCGACAAATTCCGCTGTGCCACCGCCTGATTTAGGTATCTGCACTTTAGGTACATTTGAATAGGTGACTCCGTTGATCACTACATTTTGTGCCATATATTCTCCTTACGAAATTAATAGAAAAGAACCGTTGTAGGTTATCAGTCCGTAATTGGACGGGATGGGTTTTACCGTTATGTTTTCGGTCAGCAGATATCCTGCTGTCGGTAAAGTCTGGGTGGTTTGGGTCGGTGTAACAGTGGTAACGCCCGTATATTCGTCAGCGTTAGTTCCACTTGTCTGTTTGATTAAGGTTGCCATATTATTCCACCACCTTTACCCTGATCGGGATATCAGCAACAGGAATGCTGCTTGCATAGAATGTGATTTGATTTAAGCCACATACAGCCTTTTTAACAAGACCCCAAGATGTTTCCATCTCCTCATAGTTTAGAGTTGTCATATCGTCTGTATTTAGCGATATGTAGGCTTTGGTATCATCGTTTAAACTAACGCCATCGATCGTGACGGCATTGGTAAAGAATGCCTCGCTTCCGCTCCAATCAGCAGCACTGATAGTGGCTGTATAGGTTCTTGTGGTAGCGATGTTTCCGCTTCCCAACAATGAGTAGGAATTCACGGTCTTTAAGGTTGAGCCTGATACCAATGCATCCTGCTTGCCTGAAAGCATCGCATCGATCTGTGAGGCGGTATAGTAGGCTGTCAGGTCTCCCGGATTCATTCCAGGGAAATCAGAAACATAGGCTATCTCCTCATCAGATTTGACATTCTTGACCGTATCGTAACTGATAACGATATCAGCGATCGGCAGTTCCTCGTTGGCAGCGTTGTTGTAAAGCATCGCACCAAACATCTGTATCTTTTTGATGGAACACTTTCTACGATAGACATTTGCCATAAGCTGAAGTTTGAGGTCTTCGCTTTCAATGGTGTTGCCCTTTTCGGTGAAATAGCCCGCGGATACCGTGCCTAGTCCTGAACCCAAACGGAAGTAGATGTTCTTGACGGTCTTAAGCCACGAGATAGCCTCTCTGGTATTGGTAGAGAAATCAAACAAAGGTGTCTGATAGTAAGCCTCGATCGGCTGTCCAAAGTCGTTTAGATCGTTTGTAAGCTGATTTAAAGCCGTGCCATCACGCCCTGCATAGTAAAGCGTGTTGTTATAGATCGCACTGGCACCGATATCCATATTCTCGAAGATAAACCACGCACACCTTTGGGAGTCTTGCAGGATCTTGCCCGAATTGTAGTAAGGGGCTATTAAGTAGTCCCAACAATAAACTCTTCCGGAAACGCAAAGCCAATATTTGGAGTCGTAATCAAACGAATAGAATTCACTTCCTGATACCAGGGGTTCATCATTTTCGGTTGTCAGGATGTCAGAATCTTCCGTCATGATCATCAACAGTTCATCGGTGATACCGCCTACACCCTTGATGTTGTAGGATATCGGCCTTACATTTCGCTCGTTTTCAATGTCGGTGGAAACCAGAGTTTCTACGCCTTTTTTGGTATCGAGCCAAACAAGTTGGTTATTGATTAACTGAATGGTTTCAGGCTGATCGCATCCGTTACCCATCGATACCTGGTAACCTGCGAATCTGCCTATGCCTTCACTGTCGGTATAGTATTTGATCTGATGAATCTCACTAGGCTTGAATACGATCAATACATCGTACTGCTCGCCAAAGCCTGTGATCTGCTCATTGGAGTTGCCAAGCATAATATTGTTGGTTTCAGGGAAGTAAGTAGCATCCTTAACCTCTGAATAGAAAATCGTGGATGGATCGCTGCCTGCAAAGAAGATCCTGGAGTTATTGGCACCGCCATACGACTTGCAATACTTACAATTAACGATGGTGTCGATATAAGCCTGCTGGGTCTTGTATGCCGTTATCTCAACATTGTTGGTATGTGTAGGTGGAGCTGAATCCAATGTGACTACACCACCGACCGGATCGAATGCCGTCACGGTAGCCTGAACACCTGCCACCAATACGATAGGAGTTATGTTATCAAGCCCGGTTGTTTTTAAATGGAATTCAGTTGAAGTTCCATCGCCGTCAAAGACTTCGGTAAAGGCGTTGCCCAATCGGTTGTAATTGTCGTTTAGGTCTCCAGGTCTTTCTTCACCATCAGGCGATCGGTTGATGATGATATCAGGGATATAAGGTGTGACCGTATGCCACGAAGTGTCGTAATAGTAATAGCTTCCACCCACCAGGTAATAGGTCATTCTATTGAAATCAAACCACATGCCCTTGTATTCAGGAATGTCTGATGCGATCTGCTGCCCATCCAGATAGACCTTATCCCCTGCGTGAACGAATAAGCTGTTGACGGTGGCGTGCAGCGAGTAGATCGTGCCTTGGTAATCGTTGGCTAGTTTTTGACCGAAACGCTTTTTAAGCAGACCGCCGTGATACATCATATTGAGCATACTAGGTGAGTAGCCGCTATCCTGCTGATAGGCAGGGGTATTGTTGGAATAACCCTTTATACCGGGATTATTTATTACCCATGATGTAAAGCGAGGCGATGAATGTTTCTTCTGTTGAACTAAAGGCATCTGATCACCTCCACTTTTCAATCTTTTCCTGTGGTACGATACGCATCCTCATTACCTGGGCGTTCTGATAGTCGGTGTAATAAATATCGTACTTCGCCAAGTCATCATCGATAAGAAAATAAGCCGCCAAACCGAGCGGCATAACTTCATATGCATATTCATCTTCGTACTGTATTTCATCGGTTAATTGGGATACAAACGGAACGGCATCCAATGGAGCCATATCGTTATACATCCTTAAGGCGTTGTTTTGCCTGAACAGATCGGCTAATACCCGGTTTACATTGTGGATGACGTAGTCGTCATAGATAGTTGAAGAAGGCTTTTCGTACATTATGTTCTTGGCAATGTCGTATAGTTCCTGTACTGTCATTGTTTACCCCCTTGCAAAGCAAAGGGAAGGGTTCCCCCTTCCCTGATTAAATTAAGCAGCAGAAGCAACGCACTTGAATACGCCAGCCTTACGGCCATCGATTACGAAGGCATCGTATCTGTAACGACCCTGTAAACGAACGCCATCAAGATCAGCATCATCTTCAAGCATTCTTAAGGTCTTGATAGTCATCGGAGCAACGACAGAATCCTTCTTGACGATCAAGAAGTGAACGCCTGTCGGTAAGTAAGAATCAGGAACCTGAACGACTTTCAGTCCTCTTACTGTACCGATGACACCCTTTTCGGTTGCCTTGTTGTTTAAGGTGTCAGTGCCTACCCATTCAGGAGAAGCGACTAACTTGCTATATGCGGTAGCACCGATATAAAGGTAAACACCTTCGGTGACATTGACCTTGCCGTTTACTAATGCGGCAATACCTGTGCCGATCTCTTCCATGATGTTGGATTTGGTTAAGGTAGCCTGGACATGGGAACCGATTCCGGTATGACCTGCCCACGCTGCTAAACAGTAAGCATCGAATTGAGGAATAGCCTGCTCTCTGTTCTGTAAAGCCAACATCTTGGCAGCAGCCTTTAACTTGTTGCCTTCCTGGAAGTTGACTTTATCGATACCGATATCAAAGGATTTGTCCTGGGTAAGTGCTAAATCCTGATAGGTATCCTGCATTTCGGCTAATCCACCGAAACGGGAAGAAGTAGCGGTAGGATCATAGGTCTTCATAGCCTGGGTGGTAGGAGCGATAACACGGATAGTGTTGGCACCTTCCCAGGTGAATTCTTTTGAAGTCTTACCTGCTACTACGGAATCTAAATAAAACTTATTGGCAATCTTATCGCCGAATTTTGTCTGTAAATTGACACCAGCCATTTTAATTCTCCTTAATACTTAATGAATTCATCCCAGAAGTCATCTTTGGCGATTCCATCCACGGAAGTGGTGTTGCCTAGCGACTTTTGTCGGTTCTGGGCATTTTTGGAGGCAATGTCATTGGCGGCTTTAAGGCTTTCGATCTCTTTGTTTGAAGCATCACGATCGACCATCAATTGGGCTTCAAGCAAGGTGTAGCCCTCATCGACTTTCGCAAACACTTCATCGCTGATCTCGTTGATGTCCCGATCAGGGAACATCTTCCTATAGTCCGCTATCTGTTTCTTTGCCTCAAGGTTTTGCAGAGACTTATCCTGATCCGCCTGTAGTTGAGCATCACGCTCTTTGGTAGCCCTATTGGCATTGACCCTTGTTTCAGCCAATTCTCTTAAGATGGATTCATCTGCATCAGGGTACTGACCTTTTAAGGTGTTTAACTCTCTGTTGATCTCGAAATTGGTCTGAACACGGTGTAAATTGGCGAGGTATTCTTCTCTGCTTTGGTTGTTGGACCTAGCTAAAGCATCAAGCTCATCGGTTAACTTACGGTAGTTTTCATTGACCTTATCGTAGTTCATACCCTTTTGGGCATAGGTGATGGCTTCTTCTTTAGTAAGTCTCCGGTTCTCCTTGTTGTAGGTGACATCAAGTCCCCATTCTTCAGGAGTTTCCTGAACGGTCTCGGTCTCTTCGGTTGGTGTATCCTCTGCTACCGTTTCCTCTGTTAGCATCGAATCATCGATGTCTGAAAAGTAATCGTCATCTGACATTTCTGCCTGGTTTGGCATCATTTCTTCTGGCATTTAATATTCCTTCTTGCCTATGGTTGGGCATATTTATATCAAGCATTACTGCCTAATATCGGTTGGTTGTGGCTGTTGAGCCTGTGCTGCTGCCTGCTGCTGCATCATCTGTTGCTGCTGCTGAATCTTTTCTTTGTAGGCAGCTTTGATCTTCTCTTTATTCATCAGGTACTTGTCCGGAATGGAATCGAGGTAGACCTCGCCATCGACAAGCTGTGCCTGGAATAACTTATCTAATGTGTTGATCTGGGCGATCTGCGAGTATTGAGCACCCTGACCCACATCGACATTAAGCTCGTAGTTTAGTCCTTTAAGAGCGTTGTAATCGATCTCTACAAGGCCGTCCTCGGTGATGATCTTACGCACATTGTAGTTGGCGATCATGATATCAATGAGGTTTCTTACGGTCTCTTCCCAAAACTCGAAATAAGCCTGGCGTTGGATCTCCAAAGGTACGTTTGTTGCTTCCTGCAGGGCGATGATAGCCGATGTATTGTCCGGTTTAACATTACCCATGGCAGCATCGTTAACGCCCATGCATTCCTTGGTCTGTTGGATGGTGGTGTTGATCAGCTCGATGATCTGATTGGAGAAGTCAGGCACCTTGATGAAATCCAAAACCTTGCCCATCATGTCGATATTGGCTACCGCTGACGGACGGGTATTGTCCATTAAGTCGTCTATCTGTCCTTTGGAAGAATCATAGATGATCTTCGGGAAAGCACTTTGTAAGCCATACATCTGGGCGATCGCAAAGCACTTATTGATGAATATCTGGTTATAGATAACGCTGGTTAACGGTGAGGTATAGAGATAGGAATTCTTGATCGGTTCCCATCCCATAACACTTAACGGATAACGGGAGTAGCCCAGATCGGTCTCTTCTTTGATCCAGCAATTCTCCACCGATTTGGTAAAGACCACCGTCTGCTTGCCATCCTTTTTCACCTTTGCAAATGTCAGCAGAACGGTAACCAGGTTGTCGCTGTCATCATTAGGTTGGGTCGCATCATTGTCAGCTTTGATCTGGTCGATATCATCCTGATCTATTCCGTTGGCTTTGGCTTCTTCTTTGACCTGACCGATGTATTGCCTTAAAGCGATGATGATGTAAGGCTGTTTCTGTAAGTCATTTGAGTAAGGATTGCCAAAGTATACCTGGGTGTTATCCACTACTTGAGCCTCTACGATACCCTTGTAGTCCTGGTTGGTCTCAAAGTCAGGGTTAAAGTTAAGAAGAAGATAGCTGGAACCGTCTACCGCCGTATTACGGACGATCAGACGGGCTTTTTCTTTCATCTTGGCCTGTTCTATTGCCTGCTCTACAGCCCTTGCCAGAAAGCCCATTTTGGTTTGATCATCAGTCAGTGAGCTGAAAGGCATCATGCTTACCGATACTTCATTACTTGAGATAGAAGCGATCAGGTACTTGACTACCCTTTGCAGGATGTTGATGACGGGTTTAGGAAGGTCGGTCTTGACTCCGTTCCATTGATCACCGTCATAGAATTGTTCATTGACCCTTACGGTCTCATATAGATCCCACTTGGTGCAGTATTCCGTCAGCTTCTGATACTTGTGAAATAGCTGCTGCGGTGTCATGTTCTCGATCATTTCCTACCTCCGTTGTACATCAGCCAATCAGCCAGGGCTTTGACCTGACCTTTGGTCTCTTCGTTGTATTCAATAGCGTTGCTATCTTTCGGTGTCTTCCTGCCTAACAGGTAACCCAAATAGAACGCTCCACACAAAAGACCGGAAGTGATCACCCCGGTCAGTATTGCTATAATAATTACCATTTAACTTCCATAGGCAAAGAAACTGTCGGTCCTTGCCCTTGTCCTTTCTCTGTCTCTCGGTATCTGTGATATCGCCTCATACGCTATCGCTAGACTCATCACGCAGTCATCGTGGCAGCCTTCCTGTGCTTGCGGTTTACCCTTGATGGTTGAGAATGTCAGCATCTCGTTTAAGGTCGTTACATCGTTTAACTTCTCGCTGTGTTCCCTTACGATCTCAACAAGGTTGCTTAAGATCAGCGGTCTCGTTAGGGCCGTTGTCCGGAATCCGTATCGCTTCATGTAACCGTCTTGCATCTGATCGGGTGCATTCTCTCGTACATAAAGATGGGGATATTCAAGCCTTTGTAACTCGTTTACCTGGTACGATGAGAAGTTAACTTCAACGGCGATCAGTCCGTTAAAGTGCATCCCTAGACAGTATAGCTGCTTAACAAACAGGTCCTCATCGGTCTGCTGCCGCATTGTGGCTATTTGATTGCCTTCCTTGTCCAGAACCTGGGCGACATTGTAGTCGCTGCCGTCTCCCGATGTATCAGCACCGATGACAGTGTATTTGCCCTTTGGTTCACGGTAGATCTTGACCAGTCCGTTAGGGTCGTCTATGAAGCTGATATCGGTTATATGTAAGCCATCGTATTTGTAAGTGAAGTAGCCTTGCTTAATCGGTTTAGGGCAGGCTTCAATCCTCTTCTGCACGATCTCAGCATTGAAGAAGCAATCCCCGATGATGCCCCATTCACCCAAACAATAGACCTGATAGTAGTATGGGTCGGTATCCTTGAAAGCCTCTAGCGATCTTCTATCCTCATCGGTTAGAAACTTGTTGTCTTTATAGGTACTGAAGCACACGGTCGCCAGGCCGCTATCAATGAAGTGGCGTTTAATCCAATGGGATACGTTGATCGGGTTGAAAGATAGGATCATCTGCTTCCTGGTGTTGCCACCACGCAAACGGACCTGTAATTGGTTTATATCGTCTTCCTCGCACTCGGTAGCTTCTTCCACCCATATGGTCGTCAGCTCGCCGTTCTCAAAGGTGATGGACTTGATCTTTTCTACATCATCCAATCCTGCAAACACTACTTCGTTACCGGTCAGGGTGCATCGAATACGCAAATCCGACTCGTTAAACTTGAAGTATTGGGATAAACCCCATTGCTTCACGATCGATTTAAGCAAAGGATAGGTAGATTTTCTGTTAGTGTCCCCTGTATTGCGGACGACCAGGACATTCTCCCTGGAGGCTGAAATCAAATGATAGATCAGTTTTTGGCCGATAAAATAAGATTTACCACTAGAACCGCCACCATAAAACACAAGATAGCGATCTTTATTAGTGAGATAAGGATAGTAATGATCATTGAAAACACGCTTACGAATCGAAATCTTCATCGTCTGGGCTATCCTCGATATCGATCACGATGTCCTGTCTTACATCAGCGTTGATGTCTAGCTGCGACTGATCACGCCAACCGAAATTGTTCTTTAAGTTAAATATAGCCATTGTGGGGTTGATCTTGCCTTGCATGGATAATGACTCTATCCTAGCCTCTACTTTGTCCCTAGCCCTTTTAATTGTGGGAAAGAAATCGTCTCTGTTTGCATAGTTTACAAGCGACCTTCTATCCATGCCTAACGCTATCGCTAGACCGGTCATGGTATATGGCTCGTCTTTTTCATCGCATTCCATGAAATACTTATCGGCAGCTGCTTGCATGTCTTTTGGGTCTGTATATTTAGGCGGTTGTCCTCTACCTCTATCTTTCGGTACTGCCATGTTCTTCCTTCTTTCCTACGATAGTGTGACATTCAGGGCAAACATAATAGTAATTGCCTTTGGTATCTACACTTCTTAACATATTGCTTCTGCATTTAGGACATTTCATAGGTTCACCCCCAAAATTTAAAAACCACCCGATCAGGTGGCTTTTCATTTATATCTACGATATCAATCTAACACTCAAAATAGGAGAATGATTCTCCAATTCTATTTTCTGTTCTCTATCGCTTCCCTTTTGGCTTCTTCACTTGATCTAGCGTACTCTAGAGTCATTGACGATGAATCGTGACCCATCAATTCCTGGATGGTTCTTAAATCGGCACCCGATCGGATCAGGTCGGTGCTGTATAGGTGTCGCAGCATATACGGTCTAAACTTTCCCTTTGTCAGTCGGTACAGGGTCTCGTTGATGTTCCTTGATAATAATCTTCTTCCGTCAGCCCTGATATAATCGCCCCTGACATACTTTTCAGCTTCCTTTGGATAAGGTACTGTCCTTACGGAATGGGCTGTCTTGGTGGGTCTAATTTGCCCTGATGAATCGATCGATTTGTTGATGGTGATCACCCGATTTTCCCGATCGATATCAGCTTCCGTTAAGGCTAACACTTCCGCAGGTCTGGCACCGGTGTAGTACATCATCATCAGGGCATCGACGATCAGTTCCTTATCCTTGATGATGGAATTCTCTATCCTCTCGATAACTTCATCCAGGTCTTGCTTTGTTGTCCTGACATCCTTTGTCTTTTTGATGGCTTTAGATCTTGGTATGGTCACTAACTCGGCAGGGTTGTTCATCACCCACCCTTTTAAAAGGGCATAGTGAAAAACCTTTTTAGCGATGGTGACCGTATGGGCTATGACATCATCGCTGGAAGTGATCATCTTGTTGATGGCATCCTGAAGATCTAAAGTCGTTATCTTGTCGATCGGGTCTTTAGCCAGGGTGCCGTAATACTTGTTAAAGCGTAAGGTGTACTTACGGATAGTCTCATCCGACAGGGTTGAATGCCCGATCATCTCGTTAAAAGCCTCTCTAAACGAAACAGAGACATTCTGGTAGCCTTTTGCAAAGTATTCAGCCATTTTATTGCGGTGTACTTTAGCGGCCGTCAGGGCTTTGGATTTGCCACCATACTTTTTAAAGTTAAAAGACCGGGAATAGACCTTTCTTTCCCCGTTTTGGTAATAATTCAAGATTACCCTATAGGATGCAGGGCGTTCCTGAATTCCTTCGGTTTTCATCCTTTATATCTCCTGTTTAACATCTCTGATAATCTTTCGCAAACATCCTACGCACCTGATATCCTCTGCTTCAACTAACATAGGATCATATTTGGCATTTAGTGGCTTAAGCATCACAATGGTGCCCTGAACTACATATTTTTTGCATGTTGCTTCATTCTCCCCTATGCAGAAAGCACCAATCATGTTTTCTCTCGGTGAAGAATTCTTTTCAAACACCAGAAGATCTCCTTCATTTATCATCGGCTCCATGGAGTCGCCGGTTGCTACCATGCAGAAGTGTTCTTTATTTGTATTTAATCCTTGGGATGGTACAGGGACATAATCGACTATGTTGTCGTCTACAAATCCACCATTTCCACAGCATATATTAGCGTATAAAGGAACAAGGATGTAATCAACCTTTGCTGACGTGTAGATCTCTTGATCTTCATCGATGCCCAGAAGAAAAGAAGGCGTAACATCAAAAAACTTCGCCAGCTTCTCTATGGAGTGCCTTTTCAGATTTTCCACTCTTCCGCTTTCGTACTTTGCTATGGCAGATTTTTGTACGCCAATAATGTCTCCTAATTGTTCCTGCGTTAATCCTCTTTCTTTACGCAGCATCTTGATTATTTCGCCTGTATTCATATTGTTTATCTCCATGCGTATCTTAATAATACACATAATAAGCAAGTAAAACAACGAATTATAAAAAATAGTTGAAAAAAAAGACAATTAGTTATTGATTTAACTGTTGGATAGATATAGAATGAAAGTGTCTTAAAAAGACACATATAGACGGGAGGAAGTTTATGAACAAAAACCTATTTAAGTCAGTAGTGATTGCTAACGGGGACAACTTTGCCATGTTAGCAGACTATTTAGGCATAACGGTATCCACTTTGTCAAAAAAGGTTAATGAGCGTTGTAAGGCTGGTTTCAATCAACCAGAGATCCTTATGATAAAGAACCGCTATTCATTAACCGCTGACGAGGTGGATGCTATTTTTTTTGATTAATGGTGTCTTAAAAAGACATTATTGAGGAGGAGATATCATCGAGAGAATCGCACTTAGTACCAAAGAAGTATCTGCTGCCACCGGCATACCAGTTAAGCAGATAGCCATTTTAAGGGAAGCCGGTCTGATCAAGGGAAGGAAGATCGGTAAGACCTACTTCTACTCCATTGATTCAATCAAGAAATACATAGAGGGAAAAGTATGAAAAAGACACTTATCACCATCATCCTGACAGCAATCGCCTGGATCTGTACCAGAGATCTGGAACAGATGGCTTTCGGGCTGATGATCACGCTGCCAATCTTCTACGCAGCTATTGGAAAGGAAAGGAAATATGACTGAATTACAAACCCGACTAATCGCCGTACAAAGCGAATTAAAAGCACCTAAAGACAAATTTAACTCTTTCGGTAATTACTCTTACCGATCAGCAGAAGGCATTATGGAAGCATTAAAACCGCTTCTAAAGGAACACGAGTTATGCCTGACCGTTAACGATGACATCATCCTGGTGGGCGATCGGTTCTACATCAAGGCAACAGCCACCGTCAGTTATGGCAAAGAGACCATCACCAATTCAGCTTTCGCTAGAGAGGAAGCAACAAAGAAAGGTATGGATGGTTCACAGATCACAGGCACAGCATCAAGTTATGCTCGCAAGTACGCCTTAAACGGATTATTCCTGATCGATGACACCAAAGACGCTGACACTGATGAATATCAAAAGACCACCGCTGAAAAGCCAAATAAAGCCACTACAAACGCCAAACCTAACAGGGATGCACTTGTAAGTTATTGCAAGGAAAACGGTCTGGATATGGGCAAAATTGCCAAAGACTTCAAGTTAAATGGCAATGTCCCTGACAAGGTCTTCGCTGAAGTTCTAAAGAAGCTGAAAGGGGAAGAAGAATGATCGAGGTCAAAGCAATCAATACGGTGGGCGGTGAGTACGGTTACCGCATCTACGCTGAAGAAGAAGGACTTTACATCAACGATGGTTCACAGACGGTCTTCATTGATATGGGAGATTTCCACGAAGTAGTTGAAGCAATCGTAAAGACATATGACGAGTATAGGGAGTTTAAGTTATGGCAGGAAAAGAAGTTACAGAAAACAGAGACAAATATATAGGCGGAAGTGATATCCCAATCATCATGGGATTAAGCCCATTCAAGACAAGATATCAGCTTCTACTTGAGAAAGCACATTTAAAGGATGTGGAAGAAGTCAACAACCCTGCAATCGATTATGGTAACGAGATGGAACCGGTGATCAGAGCATATCTAAACAAAGAATGGGCTGATGACTATGGCGAGATCTTGATGGAAAACAAAGACATAGCAGACGCTGTCTATAACGATCTTGACGATTACAGAGAATTCTTCGATTATCTGACCGATCCAGAAGACAAGATCTGTTGGAAACCATATACCTGGGCAAGTGATAAACCATTGAATATCGCCGATAACAGGCTGGCTACAAGGGTCAATGCTGATGGATTCAATGGTGACTCCGTAATCGAGATCAAGACCACATCACAGATCCACGATTCATTGGATGGATACAAGCACTACCTGGTTCAGCTGATGTTTGAGATGTATATCCTCGGTGCCAGATACGGACTTCTGGCGGTCTACCACAGACCGGAAGACTATTCCACCGACTTCGATGAATCACGCTTACAGGTCTTCAGAATTGATTTTGATGAGTATGAATATCAGATCGGTGACACCGTTATTGCTGCCGATCAGTTCCGGGAAGACTTCACAAAGATCAAGGAAAATCCATTCTTAACAGAAGAAGATCTTCTTCCTGCTGAAGTAGTGGAAACTAGCCACAAGGTCATCGCACTCGAAGAGAAACTCGCTGAATTCAAGGCTATCGAAAAGCAGTACAAGGATCTGACTGATCAGCTCTACTCACTGATGAAGGAAAACGGAATTAAAAAATGGGAAACCCCGAACAAAGTGAAGATCACCTTAATCGAACCCCTAGCCGATAAGAAAGTAATGGAGTTTGATAAGGACGCATTCAAGGAATCCCATCCAGAATTATACAACGAATACCTTAAAGAGACCATCAAGAAAGGTCGGAAAGGATACATAAAGGTAACCCTATGAACAAAGTAATTTTAATCGGAAACATCGTTAACGATATCACTATCGAGAAGACCTCTTCGGGTAACTCGATTCTCAAGAATACCATCGCTGTCAGGAGACAATTCAAGAACGCTGATGGTGAATATGAATCGGATTTCATCAGATTCACAGCTTTCAAAAGGACGGCCGATTTCCTAGCCCAATACGCCAACAAAGGCGATCGGATCGGGTTAGAAGGAAGATGGCAGACCGGTTCTTACGATGGTGCCAATGGCAAGATCTATACCAACGATCTGATCGTGGATAATGTCGAGTTATTAACAGCACCTAGAAAAGAGGAAAAGCCAAAGGAAGAATTATCGATCAGTCCTGAAGAGCTTCCGTTCTACTAATGGTTATCAAGGCTAAATACGAAAGAGCGGTAACCGATCAAAACGGAGACCTGGAGATAACTTTCAAGGTTCATGGTTACCTAGACAAACAAGCTGTAAGTGAGTTAGAGCAAGTTGATTATAGATTGACTTGCTCGCCGCTCAAGTCTAGACGGTCTTATCAGCAAAATGCACTGATGTGGGAGATCATCCACGACATCGGTAAAGCTAGAGGAACAGACCGGGCTAACGATGATGAAGACATCTACCTGGAAGCCTTGGTAAGAGCAGGTGCTAAATACGAGTACATTGCTTGTTTGCCTGAAGCTGAAGACTTGCTAATGAATCAATTTAGAGCAGTGAAGTACATCAATTCGTTTGACCATCACGGAAGGAAGATGAATCAGTACAAGGTCTTCTATGGGTCATCAAAGATGAGTACCGAAGAAATGAGCAACCTACTTGAAACCGTTATGGATATGGCAGCAGAAGAAGGGATAAACGTATGAGGTATGACAAATGTTACCTATGCGGTAGAAAGGCTACCGAAACACATCACTTAATGAATGGTGTGGCGTATAGGAAGAAGTCTGATCAGGACGGACTGACCATCAGGCTTTGCAGGGATTGCCATGCCCGGATTCACTTTGACCCGCACCTACAGAAAGCCATGAAATCAGAAGCTCAAAGGATATACGAGCTGACTCACACCCATAAGCAATGGATGGCACGATATCACAAAAATTACCTGGAGGATGAATATGACACAGACGGAGAGGATAATTAGACATTTAAAGGACTATGGATCTATCACTTCACTTGAAGCGATGAACGAATACGGAATCATGCGATTAGCATCAAGGATCTGCGATCTCAAGGCAATGGGATACTCAATCAAATCGGAAAGAACGGAAGCAAAGAACCGGTACGGTGAGCCGATCTGGTATGCGACCTACAAGATGGAGAAAGACAATGGCAGAACGCAGGATGTTTGCTAAAACCATCGTACTATCGGATGCCTTCCTTGATATGCCTATATCGGCAAGATGTTTGTATATGACATTGGGGATGGTAGCTGATGATGATGGTTTCGTAAACGCACCCAAATCCGTAATCAGGCAATGCGGTGCAACCAATGACGATATGAATATCTTATTGGCTAAAAAGTTTGTCCTGGATTTTGATTCAGGTGTGATCGTTATCAAGCATTGGAGAATCAATAACTACCTACGATCAGACAGGTATGTTGAGACCAAATACAAGGAAGAAAAAGCAATGCTTGGCGAGGATGAAAACGGAGCCTACACGATGCTTGGTATACCAGGTGGTATACCCAATACGGTATCCACAGGTAAGGATAGGTTAGGTAAGGATAGTATAGGTAAAGATATATATACCCCCACTCCAAAGCCTAAAGAACCCGAAAAGCATAAACATGGTGAGTATGGAAGGGTACTACTTACCGATGATCAGTACCAAAGACTTGTTAAAGATTTTGGGGAAGACCTGATAGAAAAGCAAATCAAATACCTAGATGAATATGTCCAGATGAATGACAACAAGCTGAAGTATAAAGACTTCAACCTGGTGCTGCGTAAATCGTTTAGAGAAGGATGGTTCGTTAATGGACAAAGGAAGCCAAAAGAGAAAAAAAGCATTTTTGATGGGGTGTTAGATGAGTAAAGCGGAAGTCACAAAAATATTGCAAACCCTGGAAAAGCTCTTCCCTAAACATTTTGAAGATACAGATCCGTTAGCCTTGATCAATGATTGGCATCAAAAACTAGCTGATCAGACCTTCGCAGCAGTCAGCCAGTCAATGTGGGAGCTGATCGGCAAGACAAATACAATGCCAACACCGGAAGAGATCGTACAGAATATCGTACCCCTGGATGAGGTGATAAGAAGAACCGATGAACGGTTAGCTAGATGGAAGGAGAAACATGAACACGCTAGAACAGTTAGGCTATAAAGCACTACAAGTGTATTACAAAGACAATATCAAGATAATCATCTGCAATGAAGGGGCAGAAAAGACGGTAGATGGTAAACCCTTCTACTTCACCTGGGATGAGCTGCAGGCACTAAACCAGATGAAACAACCGAAAACAACCGAAGACAAGCAAAAACAACCGGAATCAACCGAAAACAACCTAGAGAAACCTAAAGTAACCAAAGATAACCTGGAAAAACCTAGCGAAACCAAACGAAGAGGTCCTTATAAGCTCAACAAGGTCTACACAGTTATCGATCGGTTAACAGGTGATGTGGTTGTAAGAGGCAAGCCTAGCACCGAAGCCTACAAGGATCTGGGGCTATCCAGCGTAAATTCCTTCCGTATCATCTTAAGCAATCAGAAGAACGGAAGACCACATAAAAGATGGGAGATCAGAGAATGACAAAAGAAACATTGAGAACACTAGATGCCATTAAGTATCAGATCGAAACCATGATGGGCATTCTTGATACCAATTGGGATGAGGGAGACATGAGAACCCTTGCTTTAGGTCAAATATCAGGCTTGCGATTTGCACTTGCGATGATCGAAATTGCCGAGAAAGATACTGAAGACCTAATTAAGCGAACAGAAACAATGAAAGCAGCTATGGAAACAGAAGCAATAAAGAGGGCTATAGGAAATGAATGACAAGAAAAGACAAGAGATCTTCAGGGATGATTCCAGATGGGTCAATGAATACGATGACGGAAAGATCAGGATAGACCATTGGGATGAAAACAAAGATGTTATCCGGATCGGCACCGTAATGTCACGGTATATCGAGCATTGGGCATACGATCATTATCACTGGATCGAGTCGCATAGAACGATGTATCACATCGACTCGAATGGCGATAAAGAGCTGTTAAGGAGACTGATACCGTGAGTACTGTGCTTTGGATGATTGTATCGTTTGTTCTCGGTGCTATGTTCGGTATCTTCATTCAGATCCTTCAGATCCGTCATAGTTGCAGAACTTCCTATTTACTAGGTTGGAATGATGCTATCAAGTATTACACTAATCGATCGAAAGGAGACGATGATTAAATG